CCAGTTCTTTCTTCAACTCGGCAATGCGAGCTTCGCAGACAGTTTGTTCCTCATCGTATTGCAAAGATTCTTTTGTACGAAAAACCCATCGAATCATCGCCTATTTCTCTCCACTCATGTACAATTGATGCACAATCATCAAACCTCATTTTACGTTCCTGCGCGTTTCTTTCATTCCATGTCGCAATCGTCCATCTTCCGAAAAAAATGTTGATTTTCCACCGACACATCAAAACTACATTTTGAATCTTTCATCCTCAGCCCATCGCTCCCATGGACTATTCGCACGCAAAAAAAAAAAAGAAAATACCCTGTAAAGACCGCCCGAAGGCAGCCTACAGGGTATTCTTCTATGAGCCCTACGTCATCCGCCAGAATATCATCCCAACAAGAACTCAACTTCAGGCTCCATTTTGATTACTTCCTGGCGTTGTTCTCCGCCCTCAGCCGTGCAAACAGTTCGTCTGCCTCGATGGCCTCCTTGGTGAAGGAGTTGTTCTTCCACCAGTTGATAATGGCCACCACAACGGTGATAAGGGTGCTGACCAGTTGCTGGAGCTGCTCGTTGTCGATGGGCAGCGGGCTCTTGTTGAACGAAGCCAGCAGACTGTTCAGCAGTGCCACGATCAGGCAGATGGTTCTCGCCCAGGTCGCGGCACTCGCATTGGTGTATTTCTCCATTTTGAAGTCCTCCTGTTCAGGCTGTGTGATCTTCCCTCAGCGGCAGTGCCTCCATCCGCTCGTACAGGTTCGTGCCGGTGCCGTTGCCTTTCAGTTCGTGGTACGCCTCGTATACAAGCCCCACGTTGGTCAGCCCTTCCGAGTCAACGTACCCTTGCTGGATGTAGTACCGGCAGCTCTGATAGAGTCTGTCGTGGAGCAGAGCCTTCACCGCTTTTTTCAGTGCCTTCTGCTCCTGGATGGTGGCGTAGAACGCCTTCCCCGCCCATCCCAGCGCCGCCGCGATGATCAGGGAGACCACCTCGTTGAAATGGGTCACGATAAAGCTTTCCGTGGGGTTCACGCTCCCTTCACGCTTGTCAGACCCGCTTTTGCAATGATACTCGGGTAATCCTTGTAGACATGGTTCATGTCCACCACGCCGCTCACACCAGCCACCTTGCCCTTGGAGCTGTACTGCCACATACCGTGCTTGCGGGTCGGCCGCTTGTTCCGGTAGTCCGCCAGCCATAGGTCAAAGTCATTCAGCTGCCACATGTTCAGGTTGTAGTCGGCAAAGTTCGAGTAGGTGTACAGGATCGCGTACAGCCCCCACTTTTCGATCTCCCTGAGCTCCATTTTGACAAGTTTCGTCAACTCGGCTGCGGGCAGACCTTTCAGATGGGGGTCCTCCACGTCCATAGCAATGGGCAGCTCAAAGCTCTTCCCTTCCAGGCAGGTCTTGAGCAGGTTCAGCTCTTTCTTTGCCATGCCTTCCGTTACCGCAACGGTGTAAGCATATACGCCAACTGGCAAACCAACAGATTTGGCCCCGGCATAGTTTGCTTCAAAGCACGGATCGACGTAGAGCTGCCCGCTCTTGGTGGAAACTGCACGGATCATCACGCCACCTACTTTTCCGCTGGCCTTGACTTTTTTCCAGTCAATGGTTCCCTGCCAGCGGGAAACGTCGATGACATCAAGCATTCCCCTGCTCCTTCAGTTTCTCGGCCAGCTGGGTGCACAGCTTCTCGTACTCCTCTTCGGTCAGGCGGTCGTTGGCAAAGAAGATATCCAGCTTCTTCTGCATCCCGTTGGTCTTGCCGCGTTCGATCAGGCGTGCACAGGTGTTGTAGAGTTCCATTTTGATTCCTTTCTGCTCACGTTCTGCATGAGCCATCTTAATGTAAAAAGTCGCTCATCAGCATTCCTTTTCAGTGGGCCAATAAGCGAAACGATACAAATGGGCTGACCCGACTCTTATTCCTCCGGCGTAACCCCCAGTTCCAGCAGGGTCAGTCTGTACTCCTGATCCACCACCAGGCTGTCGGTGTCGGTTTGGGTGCTTTGCAGGGCGGCCAGTGTTTCGGGCAGGGTGTCCACGGCTTTCTGCTTTGCCGCTGCCTTTTGCTGGGCCGCTTCCTGTGCAGCCAGCTCTTCGGCGGTCGGCGGCTGGGGCACTTCTCCGTATTCGTACACCTCATACTCCGTCCCGCATAGCCGGATGCCCCAGTAAGCTTCCCCGGGCTGTGCGTTTTGGTTGTGTGCGTTCACCGCAGCCTCGATCGCGCTGTAATCTGCCGGGGTGCCGTCGGTCTCGGTCGGTACCGTGTACCCGGGGCGGATCGCTGTTTCTTCCATTTTGAACTCTCCTTTCCGGGTGCTCAGTTAATATAGTTTTGTTCGAGCCATAAGAACCCAGTAACCGTTGTCACCAGCGTATTCAGCGGCAGCACGATGCAGGGGCGCAGACCGTACGAGTCCTCTCTGTGGCGGCCTGTACTGGAGAAACTTCCGTCCGCATAAAACGTGTACATATAGTTGCCGTTGTGAGTTCGCTTGGAGCGTGTCCAGTATTCAGTGCCTGCTTTTCGTTTGTCGGTGGCAGCAGTCGTGTAGTCGAAGTAGTCCAGTTTTGCACCCTCCTGCGCCATCAGACCATCTATGCCCTGCCAGGTGTAAACACCCATCTCGACCGCGGAAAGCAGAAAGCACTTTCTCGAAAGGCCGTTTGAGCCGGAGGAAACCTTGGCCGAGCTGTAATCCGCCTCCTTCACGTAGGGCAGATGCACGGTCATCAGGCGGTTTGCCACACTGGGTGTGATATTTCCGCCCGGGTAGTTGACACACCAGTTGTCCAGAGCATATCCTTCGTAACCGTAGATGTAACCGCCACTGATGGAAGTGGATGCCGCAATGTCCGTCCTCCAGAGCCATGCGCCGTTGGCCGTGCTGTCGTACAACCCGCCGCCCGGAACGCCCTTGTGCACCAGCGTATACCAGCGGGTAGTGCCGCTCGGGTCTGCAATGCCAAATTCCGTCCCCAACGCAAAGGAGCTGATGGGATTGCCGCCGTCATAAAACTTCTTGGCCACGCCATCCACGCCGATATAGCCCTTATGTACTGGCCTTGCAGCACCATCCACGCCGGTGTAGATTTTGGAGACCGACTTGGCACTTCCGCCGATTCCGGTATAAATTGCCATGCTCTCGCCTCCTTATGCGTACACCAGCAGGATAGAGCCGGTTGCAAGGCTGCTTCCCGCACCGGGGTCACTGGTTTGGGATATGACGCTAGTGATATCTGTTGTAAACGCCACGGTTCGCCAGTCAGACCATGTGGCACACCTATCACGACGATTGCGATAATACAAGCGCTCGATACCGTTATTACTGCCGCTCCAACCAGCAAGGATCTGACCGTCACCATCGCCGCCAATGCTCAAAACGTTGCCGTAAGTTGTTGGATAGCCGTTATTATACGCCTGCTGAAGTGATAGCCCCGGGGTGCCAATCGCACCTGTGATTGCAGTTGCATCTCCGCCATTAGTGATATAGGAATGCGTATGCGCGCTCGGTGGATAACTGCTCGGCTTCCCGCTCACGCTGTCCCACGTAGAGGGAAACGTACTCGGTTTATCCGTCACGGAATTCCAGTCGGTCTTGATGCTCTTGAACTTGTTGCCCACGGTCTTTGCGTCTGCGGGTGCGCCGTCAATGGTCAGGGTCTTGTCGGTGTTCACCACCTTCTTGGCCGCTTCCACCAGTTGGCGGGCTTCGTTCTCGCTGGCCTTGGCGTTTCCTTCACTGGTCTTTGCATTCCCCTCGCTGGCCGCGGCCTTCCCTGCGCTTGCTTCGGCTTCCTTGGCCTTGGCAGTGCAGGTGGCCACGCTGGTTCCCATGCTGTCGGCGCTGGCTTTCGCATTGGTCTCGCTGGTCTTGGCGTTGGCAGCGCTGGTGGCAGCCTTTGTTTCGCTGCTCTTGGCGTTGGTCTCACTGGTCTTCGCGTTGGTCTCCGAGGTCTTCGCCGCATTCTCGCTTGCCTTGGCATTGGTCTCCGAGGTCTTGGCCTTGGTTTCGCTGGTCTTTGCGGCGTTCTCGCTGGTCTTTGCGGCGTTCTCGCTGGTCTTTGCGGCACTGGCCGAACCTGCCGCCGCAGAAGCAGAGGATGCCGCAGCGTTCTCACTGGCCCTGGCTGCATTCTCGCTTGCCCTGGCATTGGTTTCGCTCACCTTGGCAGCATCCTGGCTTGCCTTTGCCGCATCCCGTGCCGCTTCGGCCTGACGGAGCAGCTCTTTGATGTTGGCGATGCTCTGGTTCACAAAGTCCCGGGTCCACTCCATCGAGCTGGCGATGTATTCACGGACTTCCCGGCCATAGATCGCCTTCCGGATGCCCGTAATGATCGCATCAAAATCCATTCCTATTCTCAACCTCCTCCATTTTGAACCCTTACGAACTGCTCAGGTTGCCCAGCAGCTGGTTCAGGAAACTGATGATCGCCTGTGCGATCGTCCATACGCTGTCCATGGCCTGCTTCTGCACCTGCTGTTTGGTCAGCTTCTCGGGGGTCAGACCAAAGGTGAACTGCTTCTCGTTGGGTGCATCCAGCGGCAGCTTCAGCTTGGTGCACACCAGCCATTTGTCGATTTCGTGGGGGCTGGAGATGATGTGGGTCTTGATCAGAAATCCCAGTCGGTCATTGCTTTCCCCGCTGTCCACCCGGTCGTAAGCGGTCAGGGTCATCACAGGCTCGATGTTCTGCTTGTACCCCTTCAGCTCGGTCTGGGCTTCTTTGCGCAGGTTGTCGTTGTTCGTGTTGCCGTCGACCTGGATGCACTTCTCAATGATGCCGTACTTTGCTTCTGCCGCCTCGTCCCGCACTGTTTCCGAGATCGCGCTCACGGTGGTCGTCTTGAAGATCCACCATCCGCTGGTGGTCGTCTGGGTGCCGTATGCGGTCACACGGGTCACCACGTCGCTGGACATCTGCTCCACATAGCTGAAATCCAACAGGTTCACGCCATATTCAATGGTCTGCGTCGTGGTGGCATCCGTTTCCACGAGGTAATCGATGTACACCCGCCATACCGCAGTGCCGTTGTCTGCCCGCACGATCCGTGTCCGCAGGTATCCGTCGTATTCTTCCAGCAAAAAGGTGTTCAGCAGGCTCCACTGGCTCTCGAACAGGGTTCCCTTGCTGGAGGTGTCGATGGTGCGCCCGGGCTGGATGTTCACCTTCCCGATGCCAAAGGTGCCGTAAGGCCCCTGATAGTAGTCCTTCAACGCCTGCGTTGCAAGGTAGAAGATGCTGTTGGAGGGCACGCTCGACCACTGCTCCAGCGGATTGTCGGTGGTCAGATAGTAGGTTCCGCCGTTCACTTTCGGCACAAATCGCTGGAGATATCCCAGCACGCCCTCGGCATACAGCTTGTAGCTCAGGTCAAACAGCTTTTCCGTCTCGGTCACATAACCCAGCCAGATCGGTTTGCCGTCCTCTTCCACCACCAGCCACGTTTTCTCGTACTTCAGGGTGGTGTACACGGGGTTCTTGTAGCTGCCGAATGCCGTGTTGATCTGGTATGGAATGGTCGCTTCAAAGCTGCCGAACTCGTTTTTGGCCAGGTTCAGCACCGGGTCTTCGAGGAATCGGTTGGAAACACTTCCCTCTATCGTGTCGCCCTGGGAATCAAAGATGCACTCCCGGGTGTCCCACTGGAACCCCAGAGCACTCGTGCCGTTAAAGGTCTCCGTCTTCTTTGAGATGGTTCCCGCATAAACTTGATATCCGATGGCTCCTCCCTCCTTTCTGCATCCATTTTGAAATTTCGTAAAGCTGACTGAGAGGTTTATAGATACGCCGGCTGGTAATACAGGTTGAGCGTTCCCTCACCCATCAGGCCGCTCACCCATACTTCGTACACGTCGTATCGCAGATCGTTGTCGATCAGGCCGATGTCCACCTTTCCCATGCCCTCGTCCAGCTGGGGCATAATGGGCGAAACTGTCACCGCCGGAAGCCCCAGCTCTTTCGCTTTGTCATAAGGGTAGGTCTGGCTCTTTGCCAGTGTAACCCCCACCAAGCCGCCCCCGGTCCATTTTGCTTGCAGCAGGCTCGGTTTTTCGCTGGGCGGCATCCGGAAGGTCTTGGTCTGGAGTGCCTTGATGGGGATGTCCTTGCAGTAGGGCACGGCCAGATCGGTCTCAAACCCAAAGGTATCCCACACCCAGTCCTCCTGAATGTTGTCGTACAGGAACTTGAACGGGTAAAGGCTGTAAGCAAAGGTCACGACGCTGCGTCCGTTCTTCTGCTTGATGCCTCCGTTCACCCAGACACGCCCCAGATAAAAGAACGCCGGGTCATCCTCCAGACGCACCCTGGTCTGTGCCGGGATCGAGTTGCTCTTCGCCAGCGCTCTGGAAAGATACTCCAGCGCTCCGGTTCCCACAGGGGTCGAAAGGTTCTGTCCCCGCCACTCGTCCGTATCCAGATAAAACTCCCAGTTTCCCTCCCGGGCCTTGAACACCGGGTAACCCGTCAGGCTCTTGGAAAGGTAGGTGGTTCCATCTCGTCCGGGCACGTTCACAGAGAGGACTTTCTCCACCGGGGGAGCCACCACAGGCCGGGAGACCGGGATCATCTTCCAGTCATCCCAGGTGTTCTTGTCACCAATGGTGATGGAATGGTACATGGCTCCTCCTTAACTCAGCATGTCGGCAGGCGGCTGGAAGTCATAGGAGATGGTCAGTGTCACCCGTCCGTCATTGCCGTTCTTGACGTTGCTGATCCAGCAGCGCCCTTTGTAGCTTCTTTTCTGCGCGGTGGAGAGCACGGTTCCGCCCAGTTCCATCCGCACCTCGCATTCTCTTCCCTGAATGATCCGCATCAGCCGGAAATAGGTGCTTGTCCAGTCACCTTCCCGGCTCGACCAGTCGGGGTAAAGCTGAATGCTTTGCTCGGTCTTGTCGGGGATGCCGCATCGCTCCCGCACATCGTCCATGGCGTGCCGTCCGTAGTCATCCCAGCTGGAATGTGGTACGCCGTCCGCCACGTAATAAAAGTCCCAGCTCCCGGTCGAGTTCTGGAACACCCTCTTTCCCAGCGGAGCCTTTTCCGGCGTACCGTGGTAGGAAGGAAAGTCCATCGTCTCGTATTTTTCCTCAAAGGCATTGACATGCAGGGGGTTCAGGGGGACCAGGTTGAAGTCTCTCGTGCTGTATTCCCGGGAAGCCCCTGCATTGTCATACACCTTAAAAATAAGCCCCGCAAATGTGGGGATCTTTGAGGAAAGCGCCGGGTCAGTTGCGCTCCGTCCCATCATCGGTTGTTCCTCCGGTTGATCTTCCCCAGCCCCTCGTCCACGTCGTTGATGATCTCGCCCACCAGTTTCCGGCCGTTCATCTGGACCTTCATGTTGGCCACGGCCCGGGCAATGCTGTCGATGTGCTCGCCCAGTGCCTCCACGCTCGAAACGATGTCGGCGTTGGGGTTGGCCTTCGGGTCAGCCTTGTTCACCTCTTCCTGCTGGGCCTTGGTCACCTCGGCTTTGCGTACCACGTTGGCGGCAAGGCCTGCGGTGCGCTCTGCATTCAGGGCGACCGTACCGTTCTGGAACAGGGTGTCGTTCAGCCAGTCCACTCCATTTTGAACGTCGCTCATGTCCACTACGGGCTGAATGCTGGGTTCATACTCGAAGTCGTCGCTGGCAATGTCGCCCACTCGCTGGGCCAGATCCATCATGGTGGAAAGGGCCGTGTCGCTTACGTCCTGTACGCCCTGCACCACGGAGCCGGTCTCGTTGGTGATGCCCTGCGCCAAACCAAGGCTCAGGTATTCGCCGATGCCCGCCATCACGCGGCTGGGTGAATGGATCCCAAAGAAGTCGCAGAATCCATTCACGATGCTGCTGCCGAAGTCGCAGATGCCGTTCCACACCGCACCCGCCGCACCGGTAATGCCCTGCCACAGGCCGGAGACCAGGTTTCCGCCCACGTCCACCAGGCCCTTGAAGCCGTTGCTGATCCAGTCCCACAGGTGCGAGAAGGCATTCCCCAGCCAGTCAAAGAACCCGCTGAAGAAATCACCGATCTTGTCCCAGTTGGCGATCAGCAGTCCGCCGCCCGCAATGGCCGCGCCAATGAGCCAGCCTTCGGGGCCAATGGAGCCCAGCACGCTCACCAGAGTGCCGCCCAGTTCTCCCAGACCGCCCAGTAAGCCACCGGAGCCGGTGATCATCTCGCCGATGCTGCCAAGGCCGCCCAGTGCTTCTCCCAGCAGTCCCGTGCCGCCCGTGGCAGAGCCCAGCAGGCCGCTCATGTTGCCCAGGATGCTGCCAAGGTTCTTGGTCGCACCAGTCACCTTGACCACCTGTCCCATCACCTTCAGGGTACCGCCGCCCTGGGCCAGTTTGTTGAAGGTCAGCATGGTCTTGCCCAGATTCATCATTGTCTGGCCAAATTCGCTGCCCATAAAGTCCAGCACGGTGGTAATGCCGCCGGTCACTGCCCCGCCCCAGTCACCGCTCACAAGGGCGGTAATGGTGCCAAAGAGGTCGGTGATCACTTCGGTCACGCCGTCCTGGGTGGCCACGCCAAAGGCTCTGCTGAGCTTCGAGGCCATTTCCGGGGCGCTCTTCTGCACCTGTGCCCAGACACTGTTGAAGCCCTCCTGAATGGGCCGCCAGTTCTTCGAGATGGAGTAGCCCAGCTGCATCATCATCCGCTTGCCGGAGTCGTCCAGCTCAAAGGCATCCGCCAGATTTTCCGCAAAGCCCACAAAGTTGTACTGTTCGCTTTGCAGGTCTGCCAGTGCATCCAGTGCGGTCTCGCTGTTCTTGCCAAACTTCTTCACAGCCTCGTCGTACTTCAGCTGCTTGTTCGTCACCTTCTTCAGGCTGTAGCTCATGCTGTCCAGTGCCATGCCCACGCCGATGATGGCGGTCATGGTGCCCTGGGTGGCGGCTTTCCGTGCCTGGACGCTGTCGGCTCCGTATTGTTCCACCGCAGCCTTGTAAGCATCCTCCCGGCCCGCAAGGTCCCCGTCACCGTAGAGCTTGGCCAGCATGTTCTGCCGGTTGGTTACCAGCTTCTCCTGCTTTTCCAGGTAGGAGACCTTGCTGTCGTAGGCATCCAGCTGGGCCTGATTCAACTCGTTGATGAGCTTCTGCTGTTCGGTCTGTGCCTCCAGATACTGCTGGTAGGCCGCCTGGGTCTTCTGGCTTGCCTCGCCGAACTCGTTTTTGATGGCGATATAGTCCTTCTCGGTGGCCAGCAGGATCTCCGCCTGGTTCTTGATCTTCCGGTTGATGTAGTCGATCTTCTTGTTGGACTTCTCGGTTACCTCGGCGCTGTCCTCGTACAGGGCGCTCCAAAGCTCGTATTCGTCCTCCGCGGTCTTGGCATCGGTCTCGTACCGCTCCTGAATGACCTTCAGGATGCTGTCCTGCTTGCTTCTCTGAAGCTCCGCAAGGGTCTTCTGTTCGCTCAGCAGGGTGCCGTATGCATCTTTCGTCTTGCTGTTGTTTGCGCCCACCTTGGCCAGCAGGGTGTCGTATTGATCTTTCGCAATGGCCACCCGTTTGGTCTGGAGCTCGATCTCCCTTGTCAGGCTCTCGGTCTTCTTGGTGATAAGCTCTTCCACCGTGGCTGTGTCGCCGCCCGTCACTTCCCACAGCGCGTATTCGCCGGTGGCGTTGGACATCTCGGTCTTGTTGGACTTCAGCTTGTCGGAGAATACACTTGCCAGCGTGTCTGCCAGTGACTTGCCGGTCTTGGATGCTTTGGACTTGGTGGTACCGCCGCCCGCTCCGTCCAGTGCATCATCCACGGCATTCTGGTACCAACTGCTCAGGATGCCGTATGGGTTCTTTAGATTCTTCTGCGCATCCGCATTTCCCTGTTTTGCGCCTGCAATCTCGGCCTTCGTTGCGTTCCGGCTGCTGCCTGCTCTCTTCATGCCTGTCTTTCCGGGGATCACAATGGTATCGTCCATGGCATCGCTGAAATCGTTCATCGCGCCGGACAGCCCATTTTGATACAGCAGATTGCCGGGATGCAGACTGCTCTGCTTGAACGCGTCATAAAGTTCCGGCATCTTCTTCTGGATAGCAATAACGGTCTCGTCCATGGCCTGAAGGACGCCGTCTTTCATCACCAGTGCGCCAGAATAACTCGCCTGCCGCAGTTCGTCCTGTTTCGTCTTGTCACCAATGCCCAGGATCGCACCCTCAAGGATGTTCTCCGCGTCGCTGGCTGCAACGTCACTGGGCGAATGGATGCCCCAGAAGGTGGTGAAGACATTCCGGATGGAGGTCGCCGCGTGCAACATGTTGGCCTTGGCCTGCGCCAGTGCACTGGGGTCTGCAATACCCTGTGCCAATCCCAATGTGACATATTGGCCGATCTGCGCCATGACCTTGGACGGAGAATGGGTGTCGAAGGCCGTTTTGCTGGTATCAATTACGGCGTTTGCAACCTCTTCGGAAGCGTCCGTCGCGTCTTTCTTGCCTTCGAGCTGGCCTTTTGCCACGCCTTCGCTTGCATTTTTGCCAACGCCTGTGAACAGCTGGTAAAATCCGGCCGTCACGGAATTGCCATTCTTCAGTTCATCCAGAATATCTGCGAAAGGCAGTACAAAAGTCTGGGCCGAAACACCTTTGTCCTGTCCGCCCCAGTTTTTTGGATCAAGCGGATTGTGGTTTCCAGCCCATGTTGTGAACTTTGCCCATAGATCATTCAGTGCAGGCTCGATCTTTTCCCAGACATACGCTGTCAGGCTTACCACCGTATCAATAACAGTCGTTCCCAACACATACAATGCCTGGCCGATTGCCGGAGCTGCCAGAATGATTGCATCGCAGAGGGCCTTGATGATCTTCGCAATGGAAGTCACCAGACTGCTGGCAACCTCGCCCAATCCCTTAAAAATACCGGCAATGAACTCAACCAGCATCCATGCCACGGCCTTAATGCCGTTCAAAAATACCTGAAAGTTCAGGCTATTCAGCAAACTCAGGCTGGATGCCAGATTACCGATGAACGTGGATGCCGAAGTCAGTGCCAGCAGTGCACCAAGGCTCAGTGCCAGCGCGCTCAGAGAGAGGCTCAGTGCCACGATTACCGGAGTCACAGGAGCCAGGATCACTGCCGCACCGCCCATCACAACAAACGCACCGATGAGCGTCAACAGCCCTTTGCCGATGGTCTCCCAGCTCAGATTACCCAGACCCTGCAATGCCGGAACCAGCAGATTCACTGCCGCAGCCATCATGGTCAGGCTGATTGCGCTGCCGATGGTGCCTTTCGACAGATTCAGTGCCATTACAAATGCTGCAAGGCCGCCCGCCACCGCAGTAAGCCCACGGCCAATGGATTCCCAGTCCATTTCACCGAATTTTGCAACGGCATCCTGAAGGATCTCCATGGATGCAGCCATCAGCACAAAGCCGGTGCCTTTCCCAATGCCGAATTTCGTGCCATTCATCAACTTGGCGGCGACCACCAGCTCGGCGCACAGTGCTCCCACTCCGGCAATCCCCTTAGCAAGTGCTGTCACGCTCAGGCCACCTAAGGCTTTTACACTGGATGCCAAGATACGGATGCCTGCCGCAAAAGCGATCATGCCCGCAGCACCCTTGGTGAACCGCCCGCCATCTCTTGAGAGAATGACTGCAACTAATGTCAGCTCTGCCATCACGCCGCCAAGTGCCACCACACTGCCGAGCAGCTTGTCGGAATCAATGGACGAAATAACTTTCAGTGCACCCGAGAGCACCAGCACCGCAGCTGAGACAGCCACCATACCACCGGCCAAAACGCTCAGCTTCAGGCTTTGAACATTCTTCGTCAGATGGGTCATAGCGGCCATCACGCCCAGCAGTTCGCCGAATGTGACCGTCAGTACGCCAATAGCCGCACCAAGTCGATCTGCTTTCACCATGGAGAGCACAGCCAGCGAACCGGCCATCAATGCCACAGCCTTTGCAATCGTCATCAGGGTATCTGCCTTCTTGGCTGATTTCCACGCATCGATTGCTTCGCCCAGAGATTCGATGCAGTCTTTGATACCGCCGACCACGTCCTTTGCACTGGAACCGATGGACTTGATGCTTTCAAAGAACCCCTTGATGGAGACCAACATACTGGCTCCCATGCCGCCCAGAATAAACTGATTCAGTTTCTCTGGGTCAAATTCATTGAATGCTTCTTTCGCACCCTGCGCAAGCTGTGCAAAGATCTTGTCCGCAACAGAGCCAAAAGAATAAAGCACCGGAGCAGCCGCATCCACAAAATTGGTCACCCAGGTACCAATGGTATCCAACGGGTGAAGCCCTTTCGTGATCTCCGAAGCAAATTCACCGGCAGCCGATGCCGCATCCAGCAGAATATCGGCCAAAGGCTTTGTCAGGTTCAGAACCCGTGCCACACCAGAAATGATACCTTCCAGAATATCTTTCCCGACTCGCAAAACAGAGAATACACCCTCTGCGGTTGTCTTGATCTTCTTGGCCGTATCATCACTGATGATAAGCTTCTTTGTGATGCTGTCTAGCCATTGTGCAAAGCTCTTGATCTCCTCGCCTGTCTTTGGCGGGAAAATATCTTGAAATGCCTCATGGATGGGCTTCACTATGGCACTCACTGCATCCATCAGGTTCCACAGGCTCTGCATCAGATGCTCTCGTCCCGAGAGTTCCCGGATCTGTTTCGAGTATCCTTCCAGATCAAGCGTTCCATTTTGAACCTTTTGATTCAGTTCTTCAAATGCGCTCGCCTGTTTCTCAATTTCTTCCCGCTCAAGCCCTCGCGCCTTCAATTCGGCATCGCTCAGGGTCAGCATCTTCTCTGCACTTGCCTGTGCTTCATCCAGGCCTTTTTTCAAAAGATCTGCACTGATGCCTCCCTGTTTGATGGCTTCGCCAAAACTACCTGCATCGGAGATCTGCTTTTCAGTGATCGCACCGGAAGCCAGTGCCACCTGCTCCATGGTATACGCATACACGTCTGCCTGATCGCCCAGCTCATTTTCAAGCAGTTTATTCCATCCGCTGTTCAGTCCGTCCTTCAGCCGTTCGTTCAGCCCGTCGATGCTGGG